GGGCGCTACGAGGAGAGGCGCCCCACGGTGGTGATCTCCAACCTGGAGGCCGGCCAACTCCGCCACGCCATGGGCGAGCGGTGCTATGACCGTCTGCGCGAGGGCGGCGGAGTGGCGGTGCCCTTCGAGTGGGATTCTCACCGCGGCAAGGAATCCTGACCATGCGGCAAACCAAGTTGACCAAGGCCGCGCGCGGCCGTGAATGTCAGGTGCGCATTCCTGGCGTGTGCAACGGCAACCCCGAGACCACCGTCTTGGCGCCTTACCGCATGGCTGGCACTTGTGGGGTCGGCAGCAAGCCGCACGACCTACAGGGCGCCTGGGCATGCAGCACCTGCCAGGATGTCTGCGACGGGCGTAGTAAAGCCATAGACCGAGAGACCGGCCGTTTCCACGCTGAAGGGGTGATGCGAACCCAGGCGATTCTGCTGGCTGAGTCGGTAGCGGTCGCATGAGCGCCACCCGGGAAGTGAAGTTCAGCGAGGCGGAGGTGCGCCGGCAGGCCGCCGATAAGTCGGTGCGCGACCTGCGTGACCCACGATATCCGGGTTTGAGGTTTCGATTCGACCAGAGCCGGCAGGCTGGAACGTGGTTCCTGGTTGTTCGCCGCAAGTGGAACCGTCTAGCTCGCTTCCCTGAGTATGGTCCGGCGGCAATCTTTGCCGAGCTTCCCGGACTACGGCAGCGCCTGCTGTGCCGTCCGGACGAGACGGTTGCCCTGGCTGGCCTGGTGACATTCAACGACCTGCTGGTCTGGTTCAAGGGGCGTGTCGTAAGTGACGCGTCGCTGTCCGATTCGTGGAAGAGCGCTGTTCGCACGGTGATCGATAAGCACTTGCAGCCCCGCCTCGGCGAGTTGCCGATACTTGCCCTCACCCCAGCAGTGCTGGACAAGTCGCTGATTTGGCCGCTCCAGGCTGAATGCTCCACGTCCTACGTTCGGCAGATTTTCAGGGTGTTGAGCCTGGCAGTTAGCACGGCGCGGGCGCTTGGGCTAATCCCCAGCAATCCCATGGCTGAGATGAAATTCACGAACTTCATCAAGACCAAGATCGCGCCGAAAGATGGGCGACTGCGTGCGGATCATCTGCACGAGGTGGTGCCCGCGCTGGGCGCTCTCTTTAGCACCGCGCCCGTCGATGCCATGTTGGCGCTGCTGATGATGTGCCACGGCACCCGGGTTGGCGAGAGTCGTAGGGCAGAGTGGCCGGACTTCGCCTTGGCCCATGGCGAGTGGGTTATTCCCGCCAAGCACACCAAGACGCGCACCGAACACCGTTTGCCACTGACCCCACAGATGTGCGCGCTGTTGCGCCGTTATCGGGCGATCCAGCTCGATAGCGGGTACACCGGCAAGTACCTGTTCCCAGGTCGCAAAGGGCAGCCAATTAGTTCCAGCCAGGCCTCATCGGTATTCCGTCGTTTGGCCAGCCGCGAATGGTCGAGCCATGACCTGCGGAAGGTGGCGCGCACCGCTTGGCTCGACATGGGGGTGGACGGATTTATTGGCGAAATGCTGCTCAATCACTCACTCGGAAAGGTTGCTGATACCTACATCAAAACGAAGGGTAACGGCCTGCGCAGGGAAGCCTTGGAGCAATGGCACGAGTGGTTAGACGGGATCGGGTTCGCGGCGATTCACGGGTTGACGGGCGTGCAATCCGCAATTCCTCACGACGGGCCGCAGGCCAAGCCACGCAAGGCGCGCAGCCCAATCAACGAATTAATTACAGGGGAGAATGCAGAACGTGAAAAAGGGCCTTCAGGATGGCTTTGAGAGGCCACGCCTCGACCTGGTCCAGTGTCAGTTTTGTAAGGGCAGGGCGGTCGTAGCGGGCGTGTTTTATGAGCTGGTTTGTGTGGATTGCAACGGTTCAGGTTGGGTTGTTGAGGGGTCTAGGTTGGTGCTTCCGCCTGAGGAGCTTGTAACGCAGCTGAGCTTTAAGTTGCAGGCGGCAGAAAGAGAGATCCAACGGCTGAAAAGCCGCAGCGGGATGGAGGGGCCAGAGCGGCACTACAACGAACCCAACCGACGGGGCGCGGGCGGGTCAAATTTCACTGGGGATTGAGGGGAGGGCACATGAGCCATTTGGAGAGAACGGCAGAGGATCTACTTGAGCACTGGGGGCGATGGGTTGTACTGGGATCGGGCGTTTCCTGCTGCGCGTCGCGGGAGAATACTCTTTTAGAGCCCATGATTACTGACGATGACGCATTGATGATTGACCGTCTTGTAGGGCGACTGCTCAAGCGGTATCCGGAGTGCGGCAAAGTGATCATGAAGTACTACACCTCTCGCGACACCTCGCTATCCGATGTCGGAAAAAAGCTTGGTTTCAAAGTGGAGAAAACTAGGCAGCTATGGAAGGCAGGGGTCGCCTGGATCGATGGTGCACTTGAGAGTCGCCGTGAGGCTGCATGATCTGCAGCGTCGAAATGCGAGTGATATCATTCAGATATCACTCGCATAGGATGAAACGATGAAACGGACGTTGGGAGTTGTTTTCTGTCTTGGCTTAGCTCTGGTTGCGAATGCCGAGCAGAAGCTCGAAGTCATCGATTTGGGCTCAGAAGCACCTGTAAGTGCTGAAGCAGAAGAGCGGGGGCGCAAGCACATGGAGGCTCAAGAGGCCGCTGCCAAAATTACTCCGGATGAAGCGTTGGAGTTCATAAGCCGGCTGAGAGCGGCAATGGATACTGGGCATGAACTGACTATCTCCGGGCGCATGGACGCCAAAGCGCAGCGCAATCATGCGATTGCTCTAAACAAGCTATCGGCTGAAGGGGACCGCTTTGGCGGGCCATTCGCCCAATTCAAGAGCTGTGGGGACGCTGCCTCTGACGCTGCTTTCTCTTGGCAGGGGATGATCGTCAGAAACCAAGATCAGTTTGAGGAATACTTCACTAAGTACGTTGCCGCCTCAACTGAGTGTGTCCAGGCGGCCCATAAGCAGACGAGACTAAACCTGATCGAGGACCAAAACTATTAACGGTTGACAGGACCGGTTTCGATCTATAAGTTTTCAGTTACTTTGCGGTTTTTCCGCGTGCAAAGCCCGTCTCTTTAGGCGGGCTTTTTGCTTTCTTGAGCCCAGCCATCGCGCTGGGCTTTTTCGTTTACGGCCCATGCCTGCTCCTCGCTCCAAGCGGATGCCAGTGACTTAGGGCCGACTTTTCCTGAGGAATGCAGATGAACAACGAGCACCAGGCGCTCGCTGATGTGCCCCTATGGCTTTTGATTTTGTTGAGCATGGCCGGCCTGTCGGGCGAGATGCTTCGAGCCTCCGGAGCAGACCTGAGCTTGCGTCAGATTCTGCAACGCGTTGCTCTGCGCTTCTTAGCGTCTGGCTTGCTTGGCATGGCGACGCTTCTACTGGCCTTGGCTCTTTGGAACAGTCTCTATTTGGCTGCCGGGTTGGGCATTGTCATTGCCGTCATTGGCGCGGATGTCGCTGGCGGCTTGTACACGCAGTTCCTCGCCAAGCGAGCCGGGCTTCCTTCGAACGAGTGATGAGGTGATGCAGTGAGCGTATCGAATCAACCACGAATGCTTAGCCACCTGCAGGGCGAGGTGCTGCATCGCATTGGCACCCTGAAAGGTGATGCCGAACGCTTGGCCAAGGCCATGGGCCAGATTGCCAATATTGATCCGCATGCGGTCGAACGGGGAATGATTGCCCTGCGTCGAGCGCTTGCCCAACTGGAAAACGCTGTTACGCGTAACGAGGTGGACTAATGGCTTCATCTGCATGCAATTGCCCGTCGTGCCTGGTCGTGGTTGCCAATAGCTCGTCGGCCATCATCGGGGATCGCTTTGTTGCCATGTTCGAGCGCCTGCCTGAATTCGGGAAGGGCTTTGAGTCCTTCGAGATTTCCGCGAAATCCATCAGTGAGGCGGTGGCTGCTGTGCGCCAGGTGATTTTTAGTCGCCAGGGTCTGTCGCTTGAGGGCACGCTGGTGAAGCTTGAGCGCGTAGACGGCCAGCCGTGCAAGCGGGTCTGGGCGGGTAAGTTGAAGTTTGAGTGGCGGCAGGTGGACTTGGCGGCAGGGTCTTGGCATCGGCATGGTTCGCCCGACGCAATTGGTACGGTTTAGTTTGAACGGGGGTGGGCATGATTGACATCAAGCTAGATATCGACAGTGTCCCGCTGGCCCGCGAAATCTCGGACATTCAGCGAAAGCAGATCCCTTTTGCCTTGGTGCTCGCACAGACGCGCTTGGCCACCAAGCGCATCAAGCCGGGGATTACTGAGGTGATGGGGCAGCGCCTGGACCGGCCTACGCCGACCACCATGCGCAGTCTGTTCGCCAGGGCGGCCACCAAGTCGCGGCCCGCCCAGGTGTGGTTCAAGGATTCATGGACCACGGGCATTCCGGCTGACCAGTACCTGCAGCAGGCTGTCCAGGGTGGATTGCGGCCACACAAGCGCTTCGAGCGGTCACTGATCGCTAACGGGCTCATGGCCGCCAATCAGTACGCGGTGCCAAACCCTGAGCTGCTGAACCAGTACGGCAACGTCTCGCGGGGTGTGATGACTCGCATCCTGTCGGGCCTTGGTGCCGCTGAGAGCAAGCGCGGCCATCAGGCCAACGCCACGGGCAGCAAGCGAAGCAAGCGCAAAGGCAATGCCGAGCGTTACTTCGTTGGCACGCTGGGCGACGAGGCTGGTGTGTGGGAGCGCAAGGCCCGCAAGCAGGTTGCGCCGGCGTTCCTTTACACCAAGGGCGCGCCGCATTACCGCGTCCTTTTCCCGTTCTTCAAGATCGGCGAGAACATCGCCAAGGCGCACGGGCAGGCCGAACTGGCTGCCGCGCTGCGCGAGGCGATCCTGACCGCGAAATGAGGGCGAAAAGGGCAAGAAAAGTCGAAATAGCCCCCGCCGGGGGTTGACCGGCTGCGCCCGGCCTGATCCGGCCTCGACCCCCTCCCCCCGGCAACGGGTCCTCCCGGGCTCCCCGGCGGTAGGGGGGTAATTCGGGCCCCGCCGTTTCGCTATGTATGACCCAAATTCGGAGGTTGGTTGTTGTTTAGTCCATGACAAATCCAACGATTACCCGGCAGCCGTTCTGGCTGAACAAAAAACGCATGGCCGAAAGCCTCGGTATTTCGGTTCAAGCCTTCGACAAATGGGGCGTCGAGCCGGTCGCAAAGATCGGCCGAGAGTCGTTTTACGACGTCCGTTCGGTGGTGGATAACCGCCTGCAGCACCAGACCGGCAAGCAGCAACTAGGCGAGGCCGACAAAGATCCGTTGATTGAGTACAAGACCGCCGTCGAGCGTTTGCGCCTAACCAAGGAGCAAGCAGACGCCCAGGAGATGCGAAACGAGGTCAAGCGGCGGCACCTGGTGCCTGTCGATTTCATGACCTTCGCCTTCGGCCGGCTTACCGGTTTGATCGGTTCGACCCTCGACACCGTGCATACCAAGGTCAAGCGCAAGCATCCCGATATCGAACCTCGCCACCTTGAAGCGGTGCAGCGTGAGGTGGCCGTTACGCGTAACGAAGCGGCCAGCCTTCACGAACGCCTGCCGGAGATTCTTGATGAGTTCCTTTCAACCCTGGATGACGACACTAGCTAGCGCGGTTCGCGTAGGCCTGTCGGCGTTGTTCAAAGAGCCGCCGATGACCGTTGTTGAATGGGCGGACAAGCATTTTTACCTGTCGTCGGAGTCCTCCTATCAGGAAGGGCGCTGGACGACGGCGCCGTTTCAGGTGGCCATCCTCAACGCGATGGGCAATGACCTGATCCGCGAAGTCAACTTCGTGAAGTCGGCGCGCCTCGGCTACACCAAGATGCTGATGGCATTCATCGGCTACCTGGTGCAGCACAAAAAGCGCAACGTGCTGATGTACTGCCCGACCGAGGGTGACGCCGAGGGCGTCATGAAGCGGCACATTGAGGGCACGATTCGCGATGTGCCGGTGGTGCTCGATCTGGCGCCCTGGTACGGCATGAAGCACCGCGACAACACCTTGGAGGCCAAGTGTTTCGCCAACCGCAAGATGCTGTGGTGCCTGGGTGGCAAGGCGGCGCGCAACTACCGGGAGAAAAGCCCCGACACCGTCATTTACGACGAGCTGTCCAAGTTTGACGAGGATATCGAAGGCGAGGGCGCCCCGACGTTCCTGGGCGACAAGCGCCTGGAGGGGGCCACGTTCAAGAAGTCGATACGTGGTTCTACGCCGACTGAGGCGGAGAAATGCCAGATCACCCGCGCCTCTATCGAATCGCCCCACGACCTGCGATTCAGCATCAAGGCGCCATGCTGCGGTAACGAGCTGGTGCTGCATTGGGGTGGCAAGGACGAGCCGTCGGGTATCAAGTGGCGGCTCAATGACCGCCAGGAAGTCGAGGCGGCATGGTTCCTGTGCCCGCACTGCCAGGGTGGCACCTTCGAGTATCACGAGATGGTCGCGGCGGCCGCTGAGACGGGCCGCTGGATCTGCCAGCGCTCGGGGATCTGGACCCGCGACAGCATGGAGTGGTTCGACGCCTCGGGTGAGCCGACCGTAACGCCGCGCTCGGTGACATTCAGCGTGTGGACGGGTTATTCAACCTTCACCACCTGGGTGGATATCGCCACCGACTTTGTGAAGGTAGGCAAGGACCGGGGCAAGCTGAAAACCTTCGTCAACACCACCCTCGGGGAGGTGTGGGAGGAAGACCAGGGCGAAAAACTCGACTGGGAGCAGCTGCGCGACCGCCGCGAGGTGTTCGGCGAGGTGCCGGCCAGGGCCGTGGCCTTGTTCGGTGGCATCGACACCCAAGACGACCGTTACGAGGGGCGGGTGTGGGCCTACGGAGCCGGCGAAGAGGCCTGGCTGGTGCATCGGTTCATTCTCACCGGCGACCCGGCCAGCATCGAGCTGCGCCGCAAGGTGGGGTGCGAGATTCACCGCCATTTCAAGCGCGCCGACGGCACGATGATGCGCGTCGAGCGCTGGTGTTGGGACTCGGGCGGCCACTACTCCGACGAGGTGCGCGCCGAGAGCCGCAAGCATGGCGTGCAATGGGTGATTCCGATTTTCGGTGCCAGCACCTACGGCAAGCCCATTGCCAACTTCCCGCGCAAGAAAGACAAGCGCAGCAAGGTCTATCTGACCGAGGTCGGCACCGACAACGCCAAGGAGCTGATTTACAGCCGCTTGAAGCTGCAGCCGGACGGCCCTCGGCCGGTGCCTGGCTGTATCCACCTGCCTGCCGACGAGCTGATCTGTGACGAGAACGAGCTGCAACAGCTGACCAGCGAGCGCAAGAAATGGGCGGTGATCAAAGGCCGGCGCGTCATGCGCTGGGATGCCGGCGGCCGCCGTAACGAAGCGCTCGATTGCGCCGTGTATGCCTTGGCCGCCCTGCGTATCAGCCAGCAGCGTTTTGGCCTGGACCTCGACCTGCTGGCCAGCCAGAACCCCGACACCGGGGTTTGGGAAGTAGAAGACGACGAAGACGACGCGCCCCAGCTGGAGGCGCAACCGTCACCGGCTGAGTTGCCGGCGCCGACGGCGCCTGTGGCTGCAGCAGAACCCCAGCCCGCTGATGGCGGTTGGATCAATACAGGAGGCAGCGGATGGCTGTAACAACTGCGCAGGACATGGTCGATATCTACCTGCAGGCCGAGCGCGACCTGCTGGAAGGGGGTAAAGACGTACAAATCAACGGTCGACGCATGACGATGGCGGAGCTGCCGCAGATTCGCGCCGGCCGCTTGGAGTGGGAGCGCCGGGTTTCGGCCGGGGCCCGCCAGGGCCGTTCGGGCCATTCCCTGGCGGTGTTCTGATGCTTGGGGAACTGCTGGACCGTGCCATTGCGCCTTGGGCTCCAAAAAAGGCGCTGGAGCGGATGCACACCCGCAGCGTGATCCTGGCCTATCAGGCTGCCAAGCCTTCGCGGACCCATAAGGCTGAACGCGAGACGCGTAGCGCTGACGCCGCCCTGCAGCCCGCGCTCCAATCCATACGCGAGCAGATCCGTGCCGCCGAGCAAAATCATGACCTTGTTACAGGACTCTTTGACCGCCTGGATGAGCGCGTGGTGGGCGGCCCTGGTATCGCGGTAGAGCCTATCCCGCTGCGTTATGACGGCACGGTGCATACCGAGCTTGCATCGGCCATCAAAGCCGAATGGGCTGAATGGTCGCTCAAACCTGAGGCGTCCGGCGAACTGACCAGGCCGCAGGTTGAGCGCCTGGTGTGTCGCACCTGGTTGCGTGACGGTGAGGCCTTGGCGCAGATGCTGCAGGGCAACGTCCCTGGGTATGAGCATCTGACAAACGTGCCCTTTGCCCTGGAGCTGTTGGAACCGGACTACCTGCCGCTGGGTTACAACGATTTCAGCAACGGCATTGTCCAGGGCGTCGAGCGCAACGCCTGGCGCCGTGTGAAGGCCTACCACTTGCTCAAGCAGCACCCCGGCAGCCTGGGCTCGCTGAGCTTTGCGCAAAACACCAAGCGCGTGCCGGTCGAGCAGATGATTCACATTGCCCACCGCAAGCGTATTGGCCAAAACCGGGGCGTGCCGCTGCTGCATTCGGTCCTGATCCGCCTAGCGGATATCAAGGATTACGAGGAGAGCGAGCGCGTGGCCGCGCGTATCAGCGCTGCCCTGGTCATGTACATCAAGAAGGGCACGCCGGACGATTTCATTATGCCCGGCCAAGGCCAGCAGCAGGCGCAGCGGTCGTTCAACTTCGCACCCGGCATGGTGTTTGACAACCTGCTGCCCGGCGAGGAAGTGGGGACGGTCGAGAGTAACCGCCCGAACCCGTTCCTTGAGGGCTTCCGTAACGGCCAGCTCAAGGCCATTGCGGCCGGTGCGCGCAGCACCTATTCCAGCGTGGCCCGCAGTTACGACGGTACCTATTCGGCGCAACGCCAGGAGCTGGTCGAGGGGCAGTTGGGTTACGACCTGCTGCAGCACGAATTCATCGACTACTGGTGCCGGCCGGTTTACCGCGCCTGGCTGCGAATGGCAGTCATGAGTGGCCGTATCAGGCTGCCGCCAGACGTCAACCCCCTGACGCTCTACGGCGCGTTTTATCAGGGGCCTGTCATGCCCTGGATCAATCCAGTGCATGAGGCGACCGCGTGGGAACTTCTGGTCAAAGCCGGCTTTGCCGATGAGGCCGAGGTGGCCCGGTCGCGTCAACGCAACCCCTCGGAACTCAAGGCATCCCGCACGGCGGAAATCCAGAAGAACCGGGAGGCCGGGCTGGTATTCAGCTCGGATTACTACCACACGACCTACGGGGTAAAGCAAGGAAATGAACCAAC